ATGTTTGTTCACGTTCTATCTCGTGTTTGTGCTGTTCAATTTCTTGGGCTTCAGCTTCTTCAATTATTTCTTTTGAATCTGGCAAATTTAATAAATCTTCTAACTTTTTTGTCATTGTAGCTTTCCATTATATGCTACTATTATTTATCTTCTTTTGCCGTTGTGGAATATATCGTCTTCAGTTACAATACGAAAATATATTTTATTTTGTTTACACCATGCTCGTGCTGCTTCCCATTTTGCTTGGTTAACAACATAGTGTGCTTGGTTAGCTCTTGAACGTCCTAGTTTTTCTTTAAGTGCTTGATTTTTAGGTTTTACTTCAATAAGTTCAACACGTTGTCTACCACCTCTATCTGAATAAACAATAAAAAAATCTGGAACATAGATAGTGTGTCTACCAGTTAAAGGATTACGGTAAGGTATTTTTATTGCTTCACTAGCCCACTGACTAACACTAGGATGTTCGTCACAAAATTTCATAAAAGTAAATTCCCATCCGCTACGGTATGTAGGGGTTCTATTACCTACATATTTTTCAGGGTTTTTTAGATTGAATTTACCTTGTGCAAAACGTCCCATTATACTATGATATTACGTTGATCAAATAATTCTTTCCCTGCAGCAATCCTATAACCAATAGTACTACAGTTTGAGCGATCTAAATTAAGAATTTGTGCAACCACATTACTTAATTGTACATCTGTAATTCCTTTTAATGTATCAAGCAATTCGTATGCAGGAAGTTTATCCTTTGCTGCTTGTTGTAGTATAACAGATGCAGTGTTAACAGCTGAAACTTCACCAAATCCTCTTTTTAAAAAGTAACCTATAACAGCATCTACTTCACTAGGTTTATAAAATATGTCTTCTTGATAAAATCTATTAAAAAACTTTGCAGTATCATTTGATGTATCTATATAATCATTAAGTATTGTTGACATTATACTACTCTACCTCTAATTGAACTTATTACTTGGCTTGCAATTTGCTGTATTTTTTTGTCACCGTTAGATGCTCGTTCTACAATTTCGTTTTCTATTGCAGATTGTGCAGTTCTAGGCAAATTATTAAACTGACCAAAATTTGAACTATTCCAATCTGAATTATATGCTCCTGTTGCTAGTGATCTTCTTACTGTAGAATTTAATGCAGACCTATTAGAAGTTAAAGTTCCTCTAATTGTATCGCCATCTAAATTTCTAACCGATCTGTCTAATAAGTTTGTTAACGTACTATTTGATCGTGTATTTGTTTTAGGAAATACTAATTGCTGCAATCCTCCTATAGTAGGATTGCGACTAAAATTAACTATATTATTTAAAGTTCCTAAAGGATCTCCAGCACGAGAACTTGTATTACTAAAAATACTTGGTAGCGTTTCATTAAGAAACGGATTGGTTAGCCCCTTAATAATAGACGGCAATCCGCCGCCGGCGCCCTGGCCTCCGCCGCCACCTCCACCACCTCCACTAGTTTGTAATGGACTAAACACATTATCATAACGTGTTTCTTCGCTTGTAAATCCTGGCGGATTACCACCTGGATTGATATCTCCTGAATCATACATTACAGCTTCATATGCTATATTCATAGTATTCATAGTAATATCTGCACCATCTTGATATGACAAATCATCGTGTTTAAATGATGTTACTAACGGATTTACAAGAGTATATGACACCCATTTGTGTCTAGCAAGTTGGTATAATCTTATAGTTTTAAAAAATGGTACTTCTTTACCATCAAGATTATCCATTCCGTAACGAGGAACATTTAGTTTAAACTTATCTCTAGCATCAAAATCAAGTGGTGATCCGTTTTCATGTTTGCCGCCATCTCTAAAATAAAATCTATAATATTCTTCCATTAACGCTCTAGTTATACCGGTATTATCATCAATAAATCCAAATGTTACTTCATCATAGTTAATACCAGTTTGAACATTCTTTTTTCTATTATATTGATGTTTAGTATCAACATCAAGTCTATAAGAAGGCAACGATACTTCATTTGCAAGAACACCTAACTCTTTTCGAAACTGGTCACTATTAGGAATAAAGCCAAGCGGAGCACTGTATTCAAATACCACATGGTATAAGAACTTCATCTTTGGAGCTAAAGCAAAGTTATGTTGTGTGTATAACTGATGTGCATGCCTTGCATCTCGCAAATGCAAGTCACTATTACTGTTAATTAAATACGGATCTACTATACTCATAGTAATATTTATCTCGTAATATAACTGCGTATATAATAAAAAAGCGGGGACCGTGTAAGATCCCCGCTTGAATAGAATGACAGTTTAATCTTTAGATTAAACGAAGTTAGTACCACCAGTAACTTGTGTACCACCTGAAGCGCCTTGTGTTGCTCTAGTAGTAATTTCACCAATACCGTTTTCGCCATCGCCGTCTGCTCCATATTGGATAGCGTTGTCGTAACGAATAGTTAGTGCTACAGTTACAGGATCGTTTGTTGCATATGCTAGTGTATTGTAGTTTGCTGACTCAACGTAGCACCCTACTAAATGGAATCTGTCTAGTACTTGCGCACCGCCAGCATTACCGTTTCCACCGTCTAGTATTTCAATTCTAGTTTGGAATTTATATGTACCACCAGCAACAGCACTTGCTTGCTCAAAGAAGTCAAACTGTCTTTGAAGTTGCTGACCAACAATTTTTTGTACGTTGTTGTTTGCATCTTCTCTTAGTGTTAATGTAATTGGTTCCCATGTATGCTTACCAGCTAGATATGATCTACTGTTGTATGCATCAATAGTAATTTGTTCAAAACTCAAGTTTGGACGAGTTACGTCTACAACTTGTCTTGAAATTTCTCTTACACCGTCTGGTCCACCAGTTGTACCAAAGCCGTCGAGCAATACTCTAAAGCGGTATTGCAGTTTTGGCATTAATAGCGAACTGTTAGAACCTGATCCCTCTGTTGGGATTGATATGTTCTGTAGTGTTGTAATTGGCATTCTATTCTCCTAATACGTTATATGTATTTATCCAATTGGCCCCCCATTGCTGAGGGGCCTCTATTTTTAGCCTAGTGCAGCAATCTCACCAGTGTTCTTAATACGCAATGGAATGTAAATAAATTCAATTGCTTTAACTGGCTCAATAGCAATATCTAGATATAGCTCGTTACGGTCTATTCTAGCTGGTGTGTTGTTTGATTCATCACATACAACTAGGTAGTCATATAAAGCTCTTAAGCTAACTAGTTCTAAACAGAACGCATCAGCTGCCGCTTTGATTTGATCACGTGTGATCTTATCGTTTGGCTCAAATAGATATGGTCTTGCCAATTTCTCTAGCTGGCCACGCATGTAAACAACTAGACGTGCTACGTTAATACGATCTAGTGCAGAAGCATTTCTTGCGCGAGTCTTCTGACCAAATACAACTAAACCTGCACCACTAATAAATGTGATTGGGTTAATGTTGTTAGTGTATAGTGTATCACGTTGTCCAGTGTTTAGTGCTACTGAAACAAATTCGCCTTCTGAGTTAATATAACCAGATGCTGTTGCGTTTGTAACACCGCCGCGTCTTGTACCTGCTGGTGCAAACCAGGGGAATGCCACTTGGTCATTTAGTACTAGTGTACGTAGTGCCATATGACTTGGAGGAACAACAATGTTGTTACCTGCATTGTCACTTGTGAATCCCCATGGATAATACATGCCCATGTACTCGTCGAAACTAACTGCGCCATCGTCATTATCTTCAACTGCTAGTCTTACGTTAGACGCCCATTCATTTAATGAAGTTGCATCTGGTGTTAGTCTAGCTGGTGAATCACCTACAACAAATGCTGTTAAGCGTCTATCATAGTTTAGTGTGATCATTTCACCAATTAGTTCTGGATAACCTGGTGTAGCAATCAAGTTAAATTGACGCGATTCTTCATCACGTACATCTAAGTTACCGTTAACTTCGGCTTGTAGTGCTTGTATTACTGACTTACGTTGCGCATGGCGTCCAAATGTGCCTGATCCATCTTCATTGTTGCCTGAATCAGTAACCCAACGGTGTGGATAATATCCATCCATTGATTGATCATCGCCTGATACAAAGTCATAAACATCTGAACCTAGAACTGATGTTACAGGGAATCTAATGTTATCACCATCAACATCAATGTAGTTACGCTCAAAACGCTTAACATTAAATCCTGAACGTCTTAGATTCCATAGCAACATACCTTTCGGATATAGTGCCGGATCTGGAGCATCTGGATCTTTATAGTTACTTGTTAACAGTTCGTCAATATCAGCTGCTGCTGAGTTTGATCCTGCATCACTCCAACGTGCATCTGCAAACAAAATACCATTTTCAGTAGTTTGATCTGATGAATCAATTTCAATCCAACTTGCTAATGTACCGTTGTAACGATGTACTGTTGGGAAGTTTTCTAAATCCGAAGTATCAACCCAAAGATCTCCGTCAACTAACGGATCACCGTTGTCTTGAACAGTTGGAGCTGTTGCAGTCACTTGTGGTCCTCTATCGTTGGTATTGTTATAATCTAAACTAAAGTTTTTATAACCTACCCAATCATCACCATTGTGAATCATGATATCAACTTCATCTACAACTGAACTATACCATAGTTCGCCGTCTGCTGTAAGCTCTAGTGGCTCATCTTCGCTTGCTGTGTAAGTTAGGACTTGCCAGTTACTTGCAACATACTGTGCAGGATTATCTCCTGATGTAGTTCCTGGTGCATAATATAAATTTGGCGTTGTACCTTGTGGATTTGCTGAATCGTATGGAACAAAACCCATTTCAGTAAATGATCCGTTTGTATCTACAATTTTAATTTCACCGCCTAGTTTATGTCTAATTACAACACGATTTTGTCCATCAACACTTGCAAGGACGTTAGTTAAACCAGCTGCATTAATTGCGCCTGCTAGTGCATCTGCGTCCGTTGATGTACCTGTAGCTGTAAATGTTACAGTTTTAGGACTTCCTGTGTAAGTCATGCTGTTTACTTTAGTTTCGTCAATAGTAAAATCAACATCGCTTGCAGCTTGTAATGTTCCGCTAGTAACTTTTGGTGAAGTAATAATAGTTGCACCGTTAGTTTTACGACGGAATATTTTCCATGTACCTAGCTTTTGTGCATCTTGTTCAACATTTGCTCTAACATAAACATCGCCTGTTATTAGATTTGCTCCGCCACCTGCTTTGTCTAAGTTATAAATTGCTTGTTCATTAGACTGATAAATCGGAGCAGTAACAGTATCCCATAACTGTGTGTCACCATTATAAATTTTAATACGGAAGTTTGCACCGCCATTTGGTTCTGTAGTTTTTAACCAAATAGAACC